TTGGTTACCAAGTAAGCTTTGTCCTGACTTGAGAATTGAATAAAGTCTCCGGGCATATAATTAGATGAAGACAACGCAAAACTATCTGCACCAACTTCAATATTAGGCGCAACTTTTTCACTAATTCCGGTTGCTATTTGAGGAAACAGGTTAGGAACAAAAAACGAGCCATACTGACCACCTTGTGTACACACAAAAGCGTACAACTCCATCGCTTCGTCATAGCGTAAAGGGGGCGTAACAAAATCAAACTCCCACCATTGCGGGTCGCCAATTTTTCTTACAAACCTTTTACCGCTATGCGCTCGGTCTATTAATGTTTTAGTAATGTTTTTTGGAATAGCGCTTTGTACGAAACAAAATTTTTCAGCTAATGTGCCTGGCATAATTTTTCCTTTAACAACTTAAGCAGGAGATCTAACAGCGTCACTAACATCAGAAATAATCATATTCCTGTTTGCGCGATACCATTGGTTAAAGCCGCCTGTATCAGTGGCAGTTACATTGAATTGAACGGTAACGTCTGATTGCGATGTCGTTTGTGTATTACCAAGATAATTTTTTAAATCAGCATTCGTTCTAGAATCAACAACACGTTCGCCTTTATCTAAAAGCCACGTACCTTCATTTGGAATGCTATCAATACCGTCATGTGCCATGCCTTGAAGGGAGACTCCTTTTATATTCGCAACTAAGTTTGCACCTGTTGATATGGCAGAGGCCATTGCAGGTATATTAGTAGGCCATGGCAAAGCAGAAGCATTGCTTATAGCAGTGCTTAAGTTCAATACACCTTGGGTAACAGCAAACCCCTTGCTTATAGCAAACAATACTTTGTAAGCCTTGCTCTGTTCGCCACCAAATGATTGTGTGATACCTGATAAACCATCAAAAACTTGTTGTCCAGAATAAAGCATCAACTGCATTCTAGCGTTTTCAGCTTGACTAGATGATTGATTGATTTTTTCTATTTCACTTGTATGGCGTTGTTGCTCTGCTTCTATCAAAGCATTTATTTCAATACGTTTTTCTAACGTGTTACCTGGCTTGCTGAGTTCTGTCTCAAGTGTTTCAATATTTACCGTATGCTTTTTATCTTCAGCTGCTTTAGTGCCTTCTTGATTGCCAGGGTCTAACTGATTACGTAAACTATCAAAGCTAGTTGATTGATCAGCAAGTTGTGCTTTTATTAATAACTGCTCTTTTAACTGCTCATTAATACCCACTAAACTGCCATGCTCTAACTCATAATTAAGCTGCTGAACATTAGTTGTTTCATCAGTTATTGAAATTTTTCGTTGTAATGTTTCGGCATAGCTACTCGCTGCATCACTTAATCTATCTGCCTGTTGCACTGCTTGTTTGTCGGCATCGATACTTGCTTTTTTCTTATCAATTTCGGTGGCTAAATTAATAATTGCTGCTTTTTGCTCGGGCAATAAATCTTTGTATTTACCGAGCTGAGTTTCATACTCTGCTTTAGCTAACTCAGTTGTTTGGCCAAGTAAGTCTAATTGTCTTTGAAGGGCGTATTCCTGGTCTTTAAATACCTGTAAAACTTTACCGCTTTGAGCAACTGGCGCTTCTGGTTTTTTCTTCTCTTCAGTGTCAGCCTTTAAAATGGATGAAGTGCTTGTAATGCCAGATAAGGTACGAAGTTGATCTTGCAATTTTAATTGTAATGCCAGTTCATCATTAAGCTTTAATGTTGCTTTTTCTTCAGCAGCAACTAAACGTGTTAATTCGGCTTTTTGTTCTTTGGTAAGATTATTAGCAACGGTTATTTTTTCATGCAGGGTATTGTCCCAAACTTCTTTCGTGCTTGATTGTAATTGCTGCATTCGTTGGCGTTGCTCTGTCACTAAAGCAGATTGAGCTTCTATTGCTTCACTCGTTTCAAGAATTTTTTCTTTTAATGCATTTGTTGATAATTCTTTATAGCTATCGTTTAGTGCTTTTACGTCAAAACCCAGTTGCTCTGTTTTAGTTGATGCGGTTTCGGCTGATGTTGCATACGAATAAATTGCGTAAGCAGCCAACATTGCTACCCCTGCAGGACCACCTAATAAAGCCATGGCACCGCTACCTAATTTAAGAGCAACATTAGCTTTATTAGTAACCGCGGTTAGTGCTGTTTTACTTGCAATTAATCGTTTATCTGCAATTTCATTTTGCACGCTACCTACTGCTGAAGCTTTATAAGCTAGCGCTAAATTGTATTCACTTTGTGCTTGTGCTTTTGCCGCAATTGCACTTGCACGTGAAGCTATCAATTCTTTAGCTGTAGCTGTCGTTTTTGCTATTATTGCGTTAGTTGCATGACCCGCAGCAATCACAAGAGCGCCTTGTAAAACAGTAATAACGGCTTCTGTGTGGTTTCTAAGGAACGATAATCCTTGTGCTAAACCATCAAGTGTTGGCAATAAAGCACTCTCTATTGGTTGCTCTAATTCAACCGCTAGTTGTTGATACTCTAATTTTATATCACGGTATTTAGCATTTATGTTATCAGCTGTTCTAGCCGCTGCACCTTCATATTCAGCAAGCGCAGTCACTAACAAACCACCAAACATTTCAGAGGTAACTTCACCTGAAGCAATTAGCGCTTTAAAACCTGCGCCTGTTTCTTCACCTGCAGCACGGGCAAGTTTAGTCATTAATCCTGGTAAAGGTTCAACAACTTGATTCACTTCTTGCATTTGCACTACGCCTTGGCCTAATGCTTGAGCTAAGCCGTAATACACACGCTCTAAATCTGCACTACTGGCACCATTTTGTGCTGCCGCATTTGACAAACCTTCAAGCATGTCTCGTGCTTGGCCATCGGTGATTATTTTTTCTTGGGTGAGAGTTGATAAGCGGCTATAGCCATCAGCCAAACCGTTTAGCTCTTTATGATGTTCGGTTGCTAAATCGATTAACCAACGTTCTTTATTAGCATAATCAGCGGCATCAACAGAAAGCCCTTGCAAACGTGTTCTAATGTCTTGAAATGCGGCTAGCTCGGTAACTAAACCTTTACCTAGTTGAATAGCACCAAAACCTGCAGCTAAACCAGCAATCGCATTTTTAACGCCAGAAGCAACTTTATTGGTTGTAAATAGTTTAGTGTTAGTCTCGTCAATAGCGGTATTGAATTGACGGGTTTTATTTGCAGCCTGCTGATTACTCGCACCGAGTTGCTCAATAACCTGAGCACTGTTTTTTACTTCAGATTTAAACGTGCCGTTTTTAACGTCAAACACAATACCTAGTTTTAAATCTGTCATTTTAAACCTTATTTAATGCTCTGGCCGCAGCCTTACTCATAATGCGTAAGCCGTTATAATGTGCTTGGGTAAAGCTTTTATTGCTTAGCTTTGCGTCTGATTCCACTTGAAGTAAATCAAGTCCTAAACAGGCACCATCACTGCGATAGCGCATTAAGTCACTTACCTCAATAAACCACGTTACAACAGGCCAATTTTGGGGAAACACTTCAAAATTATTTTCTTGAATCAATTCGTCAATAATTTCTTTGGGTGCGCCTGATTCTTCCATTTCTTTAATTGTGCTGTTTTTCACTAACGGTGCCGCTGCCCAGTCTTTAGCAGCGGCTTTTAGTTTTTTACTACAACGCCAATGGCCGCATTTAAATAACCGACCATAAAAGAGCGATGTACAAAGCTTTTTTTCAATAACATGTCTACATTTTCGGGGGTAAACTTCAACGGTTTCTTATCAACATCATCAATGTGTTTCCAGCCTTTAATAACGCGCTTTAAAATCGCTTTTTCACCCATTACCGCTATTTCGTCATATTCATCTTCGTTTAAAATCTCTAACTGTAAACTCACTTCGTGGTCTGACGTTTCACCACCATCAATTGGCACTTTAATAACTAACGGCCACCAAACGACTGGATTCTTCATTACTGTAAACATGGGTTAAAAGCCTTTTAAATTAAGGTTAAATAGATAGTTAAATAGAGCGCCTAAATAAAATTCAGGCGCTCATTAATGAGTACATCCTTGCTAATGGTTAATTAATTTAAGTGAAGGTAAGCTTAATTTCGTCGTTGCCTGCATCGGTTGGGATCAAGATTAAATCCATATCAAGCGTTGCAGTACCTTCAAAATCACCATACTTTGGCGCTTTCACTTGCACTTTAGGACAAGACAACGTGCAAATAAGACCTGCTGTTTGACCAAGCTGTATTGCTAATGGGCCAGTAACACTATTTTTTGCGTCATCAAAGTAATTATGCTCGTCAAGCTCAGGTGCTAAAATACTTACATTGCCACTCGCTTTTCTGTT